TTTTTTTTTTTTTTTTTTTTTTTTTTTTTTTTTAATGTCGACTTTTCGCCAACGATCGTAAAATATCACAACTCTGCGTTCCCCAAAAAATTTCGGTGAAAATTCCTTATAGGCACGAACCTATAAGATATTTACACCTAGAAAAAAGGCGCACAAGCAATATGACAATAGTCATATAGAATGTTTATACGTTCGTGAAAGTAGCGAGCTACTTTAGCGTTTTGTTATTGGAAATAAATTTCCTCAACCTACACATCGTGCATGTAGGATTAGGTTGCCACAATAAATTGTGGTTCCCTTAAGGGGTGATTGTCGCTGTGACAGGGGCTTCTGTTGGAGAAGCGACAATCGGGTTGTTGTAGATAATCAAATCTGGTGTATTCATCCAAAATACAAGATTAAAATCTGGTCCAGCCGAAGAATAGGCATGGAGAATAGTGGTATTATACATAGTATCAGTCATAATGGTAGATAAACCAAATTTACGACCCCCATAATCTTCACTACGTGTTAACTCAAAACCACCATCAGCCCTGATGATATGAAAACGTTTAAAATTATAATCGGGAATATTTACAGACAATCCACTTTGGGTTACTTGGTTAGTCAAAGCAACACCAGTGGCCCCAGAACCGTAGGGACCAATACCTCCACTCTGATAATTATACGCATATGCAACAGCATTAGTAGAATTAACAGATGAAGTAAATGTAGCTACATTCATACGCCGTACCAAAGATGGGACAGGTGGAGCACGTTCAACTGAAACTGCACCCATGGGTTGACCAGATAAAGATGTATCAAAATCAAAATGCCAATTAAAAGAACCTCTACGGCCAATATACATTTGCTGTATATGAACTAAAGGATGCCTAGGTATAAAATTACAACGTGCATTTACAGCAGATACTGCTCCAATACCCATATGCATACCCATGGGGTCATAACCATTGGTGGGTGGAGTTGGTTGAATAAACCATGTAACTAAATTAGTATTAGATAAACCTCCGATTTTATATGGTTTAGTTGAAAATGAGCGCGAAGATCTATGTAAAATTTGGCGCAGTGAAACATATCGTTCACCAAAACACACACCATAAATATCATCACTAGTAGCGTCCTTACCATTTGTAATCAAAGTTGCCGATGATTGAAGTTGGAATGGGGACACTCTGCTATTAAGCTCGCGGGGATTAGCAAGCTCAAAATTCTCAGCTGCGCGCACAAAGACCAAAACGTCAATTTCAGTACCCACAACTGGACCAGTAAGGGCATTAAGAACGCGAATATTAATCACACCATTACTATTAGCAGTTGGTGCAAGCGCACCAGATGTATTAGTCCACTGGGTATTACCATTAGTATCAAGCTCAGTAGTTTTAAAAGGATTAATACCAATATATGGAATACGCAATTCAACTTCATCATCAACGTCCAAATCGACAATTTGAGTATACGCAACACTTGTGGAATTTGGATCAGTAGTAATATCACCAGCAGGGTCCCACGTAATACGCACTCGACCACGATGATACATAGATCTAATAAACTTAAAACGATAAATGATATCACCTCGCCAACTATCAAACATTTGCGAAACATAACTCATAGGTACATCATACCTTTGTACACCACCCGTCACTGAACGATAATCAAATAAAGATGGTGTAACACGAGAGGCAAAGATTTGCGCACCAGATGTAAATGTATCTTGCCATAAACAACCACAAAGAAAACTTTCTTTCTGGCAGATATAACTAATACCCATTTCATCAGTACCATCCAAACCAACATGTGTTGTGTCCAAATCTAGCGCTTGTTTAGGATCTATAGTCAATCTTTCAACAGGTTCACTGATCTCTGTAGAGGCTAAACTATGGAAAGGCAAACTCTTAAAGGGCATAACATCTTCAATAACTGGTGTATTAGAAAATCCAAATATACTAGCTATAGAACCAACAGTATTCGCTGCTGCTTCAATAGTTTTACCAGCGTATTCACCAACAGATCCCATTTTACCTAACATTGGTGCTACATTAGCAACACGTGAGGCAACCTGAGAAATCTGACCAGATGGTTTCCACCAACTACCATCAGTACGAGTACTTTTAACTTGCAGTTGCTTTGCAGATTGCAGAGCTAAGTTGACCGTAGGGCCAGCAACAACAACATTTTCTGCCCAAGCATAAGTTGTTATTGTAACACCAGCACCTACAGCGCCATTAGCTGAACGCAATTTAGAAAATTGCCAAATATCTAAAGTACCCATGCTGAAAAAATCAGAAAGAGCATTAACATTAAGCCAATTATTTTCCTTAAAGAAAGGCAAACAGAATTCAGATGTTGAAACTTCTTGTGGGTTCATCCACACATGAGGTCTTTGTGAAATAGGAATCTGAATTTGATAAGCAGTAGTCGGGGATGTTAAATTTTCCCATGTACCACTCAAAGGTCTATAAAAAGCACCAATAGCACCATAATAAAAAGGTGAGGCATTAATAACAAATTTCAAATGCAAATTACACTTAAGAAAAGCAAAATTATCAAGTTTCTTCCTGATGCGAACATCATTAAAAAACAAGGACCAAGGTTGGAAGGAATTTTGGAGTAAACCAGAACTACTTTCAGCCCAGGTAAATGTATTAATAGGTACAGGCCGACTTAGAAAATCACCAAGATCGGCTGAACCAGACTTATCAACAACGAAAGTCTGATCCATAACATCAGTATAAGTAAGCTCTTCAGCACGCCCCTCATGAACAAACGAGATATTCTCAGATACCACAGTTTCCTCAGGAGGGGCTGTATCATTCAATGTAGCAGTAGCAGCCGTAGACTGCAATTGCATATTGTGATGGGATTTCAATGATATTCCCATCTCTTTACGTTTCCGATTTGCCATGAAAAGAACGCGAATCCGCTTTCTCTCCGCAATAATGTGTTGTTTGATTTTATTAAAAGTTTCGAATGACTATTAATTTAGAATAAGCTTAAGTCCATAGACTTATTCGAGATCTTTATTTTATGAATTAACCAACAATTCCGTAAATACGGATTTCGGGGAGCGCCCAGGTAAATTATTTCAACGTCATGCCCATGCTCACAGAAACTTTGGTAGATTCTGACACATTGCCCTGTGCAGTAACTGCATGACGAGGTCTTTGGATGTTTACATGCTTACTAGCTCGATTGAATCGAGCTACTAAGCCATCCCACGACATAAATGTCGTCTCTTCGATAAGGTTATCAATACCTTTCATGATCAAAGCTTTACGCAATAATCGAGAAAGTTCTTCAAACTTCTCACGTCCATGAAAAAACGCTTCACAGACGGCACTTTCACATGCCGCCACAATTTGTTCGTCAACACTAATGCTCCTTGATGTAACATGTACAGTAAGCATTTTATTGATCGAATCCCACTCTAAAGGCGCAACATACGCATCCACAGCGGGTTCATACCTCCACATTCGCTTTAAAAAGCTAACTTCATTAATATGAATGTAGGGTCGAGAGACAGCCTCTTTATCGGCCATCGTATAACCAATCCCAACTTCACCTAAAATAGACTGAATGTTGGTATGATTAAATTCCGGTGCGAGCTTACTCACACCGAAGGCGTTGTCATCACCATACGTAAATAAGGCAACTTGTTTCTTAAAATCAGCAATATTATAACCTAATTTCACCCACGAATAACGCAGATAAAGAGAATTAACAATTCCATTGAGGATAACAGTGAGTGGTTGACCAGATGGGTTTCCACAATGAAAACGCACTAAATCACCACGCATATTAACTATAGGATAACAAGTGTCATTGGCAATACCCCAAAGAACCAAAAGGTCTTCTTCAGAGTAATTACCACTAGCGCGACATATTTCAATCATGACCCAATAAGCATACATAGTAGCATTAGTGGCCATCTTCTTATCAAAACTAGCATAATCGCCAGCAACAAGTTGATCTTCACCATGTTGCACAAGGTGTTCGCGGATCTTCTCCCACTCCAAGGAGTGAGCATTAGTCCCAGGGCCGGCTTCAAACAGAAAAGTGTTATTTTGTACACACCTAATTAAAGGCAAATAGTACATCCTAACAACAACTGCCCAATCGGCAGGGGATCCTGTAAATACACGTGTCTTGTGCAAGGCAATTTTCTTAAAAGCCTTTGGTTCATCTTTTAAGCATCCAGAAAAAACAGGGGAGTACAATTCTCCTCTCTTATAACCTTCGAGACAGTCATGAACACGTTCCAGAACAACATCATCGAACTCAACACCATCAGCCCAGCGTTCTGAGACAATAGGCGTCAGATACGCTTTCTTTGTTGTGTTAAAAGGAAAACCCATACTAGTATTACGATTCATCTTATCAACAAATTTAAGCCCAGGTGCACCATTAACTGATGTACCCAAATCATAAACATGCAGACCAGCAAAATCTTCTGGTGTTAAGCCCGCAATAATTTCGGAAGCAAAAGTTTTAGCACAATCACGTAATATACTAGTATCCATATCAACAATAGGCTGCGTCATTTCCAAGAGCGCTAAACGCCAGGGTTCCCAAGAACCCATAGACGGAGCACCCTCTTTGACAACAAACTTTGGTATTATGTTAGTATCAAAAGTGGTCAAAATATCACAAATTGGTGTTTTTTCCACACGCGATTTACTACGAACAGGATATTGGTCAATAGTCCCATATACTGTGGCCGTACCATTTTGAATATATCTGAAAGTACTTTTCTTATGAAGATCAGTTAAAATATATTCATGTCCAGGTGCACACAATGCCGGAGCTCGTGGTGATAAAATAGGAAAATCACATTGAGTAACAAATGTACTGAAATCAGTTGGAGAAACTTGAGTTGCATATCCCATATTATTAAAAGAATTGAAAGCATAGTGAAATCCAACCATTTGCGGTCCAAAACCGGACATAACAATTAGTGGAGAACCACAATCACCTACAGAAGTAGGGCGTGACAACTCATAAGAAAATGTTTCACAATCGAATGTAATATCATTGACCGTTTCCTTAATATGCAACTTTCTAATTTTAGTGACTTTACGTTGCTCTAATTCACCACTGTCACGGCGAATAAGAAGATAACCTTCAAACTTACCATTAAATGTAGCTGGTGCAAACCATTTACGAATATCACGACGAGGTGCAGCGGCAGGCAATTGGAAAAACGCAATATCACGTGCCGAATCAATATGCACATCCTTAATATTAATCAAAGCCTTAACATCACTGTTCACACCCTGACTAACTTCCTGAAATTTAATACAAATCTTAAAAGTGGTTTTAATATCCACAAGAGCATGAGCATTAAGCATATAAGTTTGGCCGCCTAAACAAATAGTGTTCTGGCTAAGCATATAATCTAAACCATTCTCAACAAAATAAATGTTAATCCGCGCACAATTGTGCTGTATTATCTTACTAAACTCATCAATAGAAGCATTAGCAAGAGAACAAACAGGGTTGACATCAACCTTAGTTAAAACGTAATTATTATTAATCCAAACATTTTCACGCTCCTCAGGAACGTAAACTGGTGGGCGACCAGCAACAATAGCACGTTGAGTCTCCTTTGGTGGAAACACACGAACTTGATGTTCATACGCATCCTCATCATCAGTATCACATTCCAAATCGGGACGTTCACTAATTTCAGAGATATCATCAGAAAATTTACGTTCATGATCACACCGCTCAGGTATTATACCAGCATTAGTACATTCCTTCTTCGTAGCAAAAATACTACGTAAAACCCACACAAAAGTGATACTAGCCATAACTGAGGTTAAAACACCAAGTAAAACATTGGTCAACCGGGTAGCGCCCAAACGGCGATCAACCCAGTCACCCATCTTACGCATAATAAGTTTTTGCGTGGACGGAGTAATGAATTTAGGTGTAATGTGTCTATGAATAAAAGTACGTGCCATAGGAAAACTATAACACCACAATCCGAGTGAGCGAATACACTCATATTCATACAACCCGTACAAAGTAACTCGTACGCAATTCCGTATTATGAAAGCCATAACACCGAGATCTTCGGTTTCAAGATTATGATCAATACAGTGCGACATAGCGTCAAATTCACTATCATCATCAAAGAAGTAACGATCTTCACCGTCCAACTCCTTCATACGCTGCAAGTAATCTTGTTCCAACTTACGTGCTTTTATTATCTGCTCCTGAGAAATATTCTCTTGAGCACGTTGAGCACCAAGTGGATTATACGAACC